ATGTCTTCCCTAGATTTAAAATATATCTCTGGGGTTTTAAATGCATCTCCATAATCAAAAAGAGCTCTTTTTCGTTTAAAATCCCAGCACCCCATAAATCTATCTTCGTCTTTATCTCTCCAATTAGGTTTAAAGCCTTTGGCATCTTGTTTGATAATCGCTTTCGCTTTGAGATATTCAAGGTATTTTTCAGCTTCTTCTTTGGTTTCAAAATAGTTGCCGACTGATTTAAGATTTTCAATTTGCCAATCTTTATAATATTTTATGTTATGTTCTACAACTTCACTGAGAACATTGTTTATTAGAAAGAATGTTTTGAGCTCTTCAACTTCTTCAAACCATTCATTGAAATTTTCAATTTCATCAATGAACAATTCATGTCTCTGTTGCTTATCTTCTTCCGATTCTAGAACCAACAGGCTGAATTCAAAATCATAACCACATACTTCTTCAAAGATTTCACCAGCTTTCGCAAAAGGTAATTCTTTTAGAAGCTTATAGCGTTTCATATATCTAATCCTTATTTCTTCTCTTCGGTATTGATAGCGTAGAGTTTTATTATTTTTCGGACTGAGTTAATTCTACTGAACACCTTTGCTTTAAGCTCTTCTTTATCTTTATCTCTTCGTTTTTCATCCTCTTCTAATGACTTCTTAATTTTTTCAAGAACTTTATTAAGTTTTTCATCTTTATAACCTTTAAAGCTCTTATCTTGAATTTCATTATCTTCGTCATAGATATATTCATATTCTTTATTCTCTTCGATAAGCCTATTTACAAAGCTTTCAGTTTCAATACTGTAAAGCCAAAAGCTATCTGGAATATCCTTTACGATTTCGTTTAATGTTGTTGCGAAAATTTCTAATTCTTTATTCATTTTCATTCCTTTCATATCTTCTGAACTATATTGCTAATGTTGGTAAAATTGTAGGACAGGAATTAAGCCGCCACTAAAGTTTTAGCTCTACCACGCCTTGATATTAAACCACCTTTGCGACCTGCGATTTTCGCAAGTTCAGGGTTTGCAGCAAATCCGCCAGTATTGCCAGCTTTTCCGCCTTTGCGACCCATTTCTTTATAAAAATCCTTGCCGTATCGCTCTATATTTGTTGCAGCGGCTTTCAATCCACCAGCTTTTGTTCCTGCCATATCTTCCTCCTTTTTTAAAATCATTTTTTCTAAATATTAATGGTACTCGGCACAGGATTCGAACCCGCATCGTAGAACATTGAGAAGAGTCCTACCTCGACAGTTAGAAGCTGCCTGCCTAATCCATTCAGCCAGCCGAGCATATGCGTTAAATTTCTATATAACGCTTTCATAGAGCAGGAACTATCTCAACTAATATCTTCTGCTCATGGGTAGATTTATCAACAACTTCAATTTTCATATTCCTCCTTTATTTATTAATAAATATTTCAACTTGTTTTGCGCCATGTTTGAGTAGCCAGTTTCGAGCATAAGTTGCATCGTTTATGGTTTTGTAGTTTTTAGAGTGCTCGATGCCTTTTTCATCTTTCCATTTAATTGTAAAACTATTCATTAATTAACTTCTTTCGTTTTCTTCGTTGCTTTTTGCGTAGTGATTTCTTACTCATTAAAATTCAACTTTCTTATGTTTTGGCTCGCCGAGATAATCTGTGATGATTTGAATTGCCTGATCATAACCGACAGCAAAATCAGCCGCATATCTATTTGAACGTAACTTTTTTAACATTTCTGCTTGTTCTCGATAATGCTTATTTGCCACCATTTCGCCATTTTTCTTATAAAGTTTCGTACCTTCTGCCTTCAGCTCAAGAAATAATCCGCCATAAAATTTGTAATATTTTTCGCCGCTGTAGCTATCTCGAAAAACGTCTTGTTCTGGCTTAGCAATAAACAGATCTGGCCAAGCTCGTGATTTCTGAAATTTCTTATGTTTCGCAGCTTGGCCAGGTGTCATTTTCATACCTGAGCTAAAATCTGTGCGAAATAACACATCAGGGTAGTTTTTGCGCAGGTAATCACAAACCTTAAGGTGTAAGAATTCTTCTTTCTTGATCATTTCTACTCCTTAAAATGGAATATCACTTAGGTCAACTGGTTCATCGAAGTTGTCGGGTGTTTCGGGCTCTTGAGTTTCAGATTTAGTTTCAGCTTGAGTTTTTGAAATATCAGATTTTGGCTCGTAACCATAAATTCGACGGTTGATCGACTTTTTAACCTTACCGTCTTTCTCATAGGTTCGGTCTTCATCTTCGCTAACTTTAAACCAAGCAGTGCAGCCAACTGTTTTTTCGAGAAGTGCTGCAAAGTCTGCCAAGTTTTTAATTTGCTGGATTTTCTCGCGAATCTTTTGTTTAATATCTTCATTTTCTTGGTTGTGAACTAAAATTCTGCGCACGGTGTCAATTGAGATTCGGCGAGTGTCGGGAGTATGTAGCCAAAGTCGCGCACGATCTTCAGCTGAATCGTTTTCAACAAATATTTCTGCGTAAGGCTTGTCATCATGCTTATCAATCTTAGTTTTAGTGATTTTTACTTCATGCACGCCAAATTCGAAATATCCACTTTCTCTTGTTTCTTCGGGTGTAATTGTGATGTTTTTGAGTTCTTCCTGAGTCATAAAATCCTTTCATTAAAATAATAGTTTTTCCACTTCTTGTTCAACTAACGCAAGTGCAGATTGTTCAAAATAAATTGCTCGCTGAATTTCTTTCTCAAAGTCTTTGCGGTTAAGTTCAAAAATTAAGAGTTCGAGCTGTGGCGCAAGAGCGAACGAGTCTGAATACATTGCAAAGTAGAGTTTTTTGAGTTTTTCATTTACTGCGAAATATTGAATAATCTGCTGTCTATATTCGCTGGGTGGTTGTTTCTCATAAAACGCTCGCACTTGCTTCCAGTTGTCTAAACACTTGATTTCAACTGCTTCCACGATCTCACCGTTTTTGTTTGCGATTTCACCATCCGGTGAACAAATGATATTTTCGTTAATATCAGATTGCCAAACCCGACCTTCGATAATTTCTTTGCCAAGTTTTTTGGCGACTTTTTCACGGGCTTCTTCTTCCAAAATTTCACCACGAAGAGCAGCAGAATATTTGCGACCATTTAAACGATCTGCATAATCGTTCTCGTTGATCGGCTTTGCAATTCGTTCTGCGATCAGTTTGTAGATCGCATCACCAAGTTCAACTTCACATTCTTTTTTCTCAACTTCAGCTTCACCAATTAACTCTTTAAGTTCTTGAATTGTTAAGTTTTTCGGTTGGCCTTTCTGATTCAAAGGAATCTCGATTTTTAACCTTTCCGCAAGATCTAACCATTCAGATTTTAAAACGGTGCGTGGCGTGCCGAACTCCTTGGCTTTACTTCCGGAGATTTTACCTTCGCGGAAGTGTAGCCATTCATCTGAGCGTTGTTCAAGGTTTAAGATTTTCATTTCAATTTACCTTTCAATTCATCTTTAATTTGAATTAATTCTGCGATTACTTCGTTATTACCTTTGAATTGGTTAATTCCTTTTACGAAATTATCTTGTAGTTCTTTAAGATTTTTTGAAGATTTGAGTTGAGCAATGAGTTCTTTTGAACTATCTTTAACTTCTTTTTTCTGCTCTTCTTCATTTTCGTATAAGAATTTATAGCCAACTGTATCACTTCGATTAATATCTCGACCAAACATTTTTCCAAGATGCTCAACCGCATCTTTTATCGCATAAGATTTAGCAGCCGGAGCGGCTAACTGAACAGCGTTATTTTTGATATTAGCAAGGTCTGCAGCAGATTTTCCAGCATTGGTTTGAAGTGGGCTTGCGCCAACTCCATCGTGGAAACTCCACTCACCAGTGATTGGGTTTTTGTAATGAACCCGAACTGTTGCGCAAACACTTTGTGCAAGTTGCGAAATACTTAAAATCTCAATCCGCCACTCTTGAAAAATCATATCAAGTAATATCTCAATTTTATCGATTGGAAGATACTTAACATTTTTTGCAGTTGGATGATTTTTGAGCCATTTTTGATTCACTCCAGAATTCAGAATAGATTTTAATTTTGCTGAATCTTTAATTTTCTCAATTTGAACTTCATCTCCGATATATTTAACTAAGCTATTCATCTTAAAATCCCCTTTCATGATAATCTCGCCAAGCTTCAACGCTTGGTGATTCTTCCCAGAAACTGATGCTATCTAAGTATTCGTTAAAATCTTCATCGAATATATCACCAGCGATTGTAGCGTAGCTTTTGCCGTCGCAATCTACATCTTCGATGTAGGCCTTTTCTTTCAAGACAAGCTCGAAGAATAATTCTTTAATTTGTTGGTTGGTTAATTGGTTATCATTCATATTTTCTCCTTATGTTGGTTAGTTCATAAATTTCAAGTAGCTTTTATTTGTGTAAGCAACCCAAGCGTTCAAGCCTTGTGATTTGTAAATCTGATAAGCATATCGCACATTTAGTTCCGGATTATTCCGATTTGGTTTATTGTGAACCGAATTGATTTGGAACAAGCCCATATCATTTGATCCATCACTATTTGTGTTGAATGCATTTGGATTACAACTGCTTTCCGCCATCATAATTGCCAACATCACTTCTACGTTCCAGTCGTATTGTTCAACCAAATTTCGAAACTCTTCGCACCGATTCGTAACCTTTGAACTCGCAATAATAAGGCGAGGGCGAGGCGAAA